TGAGAGCAGTATTTTCTGATCGCTCCCGCCCACGATTCGAGCAGGCAGGCAACGCGAATCAGTCTCAGCCGCGAACGGCGGCTCAGGTGTCTCATGCGGTTCTCCCGATAACGTTCGATTCATAGAGCCCGATCAGCTTTTCCTGCTCGGCGAGCAATTCGTCTTCTGTCCCGAATTCCTCGCGGAATGCGTTCGGCTCCTTCGCTCGTGACGGGCCGAAATGCATACGGCACCAATCCTCATCTTTGCCGCTGAGCGGAATTCCTCGGTGGTGCCACGGGCAGGCTCCATAGAAAACGTCATCTCCCATGCGCTTCTGCCCAGCGTGACCGCCTGAGTTGGGATGATGGATATCAGGCGGCATGCCGTAGATTCCGCGGTGGCGGCAGGGTAGACACCCAATGCGGGTGATAGCGTAGATACGGCGCTCGCGCTGGAGCTTGTTCATGAGGCCATCCGGGCGAGTTCCGCCTCAACTTCCGGAATCTCGATCTGCGGAAGTGCGCGCTCGTGAACGGCGTCCAGCGCCCGCGGATAGAACTCGCTCCATTCGTCTGCGGTCATGCTGTCGAAATCGGTAGGCTTCGGGATGCGCAGCACGTAGCCCGTCCCTTTGATGTGCTGCGTAATGCAATGCCCGGTAATGAGTTTGATCGCCGTGTGCAGGTCATAGGCCGAGGCCACCGGCATCATCACAGGCTCACTGCCGAGGGAAATGTTGATCTCGGAGATATGCTGCGAGAGATCGTTCATCAGCTTCCAGTATCGGCGGTGCCAGGGGAGCGAGCGAATGCGCAGCGGCTTGAATCCCTGCTCCTCCCCCTCCCCGAGCCGGCGTATCAGCTTCAGGCTCTCCTCGTCAGTCGAGGCGAGGAAGTCGCCGGCCCGGGCGAGGTATATGCGGGATGCGCTCATTAGAACGGCGCCTCATCGTTGCGCCGGGCTGGAGGATTCTGTGCGCCGCCCTGGTGCTCGCGTGCCATCTTCGGCTTGAATTTGAGCGAGAGGAACTTGCGACCGTTCTTCTTCGACTCCTGAATCCAGCAGTCAAGCCAGCACTCCGTGCCGTCGAGCAGTGTGATATTGCCGCGATAGTCCGGCTGTTTCGGCTCGGCCTTATCGTCATTTTTGAACAGGACCCCTCGGCCCCGGTTGTCGTACTGAGTCATGCGGCCTCCCCAATAGCAGCCAGAACCGTCTCCAGCTCGTTACAGAAGATATCGACCATCTTGGAGAGATGGGCGATGTATTGCTCATCGCGGTACACGCGCAGTCGGAATGGAGGCATCTTCGGCCAGTAGGACACGAAGTCGAGCCACTCGCGCTCTGCTATCCAAAGCTGCCCTTGGACCTGCGCCTTGTGCTCGGACGGCAGCTCCTTCCCGAGCAGTACGTCAACCTGGAGGTGCGCCAGTTTGGTTTTGATCTCCAGCATGCCGGTATCGCCTATGAGGCTGTCAGGACTGCAACCGGCCCTGCCGTTGCGCAGGAATCCAACTCGCTGCGGCTCCGTATCTGTCGCGAACGCGTACCAGTCGCGCGCCTCAGCTTCCATTTCCTTGCCGCGCTCCATATGGTCATTGGAGTAGCTGTAAGCCGGCTCGCCCGTCAGGCGCTCTCCTATGAGCTTATAGAGGTAGGTGCGGCGCGTCTTGGATGGCTCGCCTCCTTTGCCGTTGGCTAGGATCGCGGAGAACTCCGAGGCGGTAGGGATGCCTAGCCGGCAGGCAAACCACTCCGGTGAGCCCTGCTCGCAGTCAAAGACTTGAATGGTCATCGGTGCGCGTCCCGATTCTTAACGACTAGCTTCACCTCTTCCAACACTGTCGCGTAATTTTTGGCCGGGATGTCGGCAATGGACTTGAGCTTGTGCCAGCGCAGGAATTTGGGAATGTCGCAGTTGTGCTCGGTGAGGTACGCCTTTAGGTCCGCCGCCTGCTTCTCCGTGATCAATTCCTGGTCCTCGACGCCGCGCGCGTCAGTATCCTTGGCAGCGGAGAGACCAAGCGCCAGCTTCAGGGTGTAACGCTGAAGGAACGTCGCGGTACTGCCGATTGCCTGAATGGAGTTTTTGTTGCCGCTTTCGTCATTGTCGGCGGCGAGAGTCGTCTCCTCGGAGTGCCCGTCGCGGTGAGAGAGAACGCAAGTAATCGCCAGTCTCTTGCCATCCTGCTTAGAACGGTGTCGATAGGACAGCCCATGCTTTGCAAGGATTGGGTCAACCTCAGTAGCGATATCAGAAAGGCCCTCGTACTTGTAATGCGTGCGTCCTTTCTGACTCGTGAAGTCAACCTCCTGCCTCTTCACAATCGGCTTGATTTCGGCCTTTGCCTCGGAAACTGCGGCCTCAAATGCCTTGCGGGCCTGATTGGCTTCCCAGCGCTCCTGTAGTGCCATCATCTTGCCGAGCGTGTCGGGATCGACCCCGCGCTGTACGGCCATTGCCAGGATCTGCATGGGCGTCGCGTCAGGCATGGGGATGAGGGCGCCCGATCGCTCCCGGCGCTCCATCTGGGCGCCGCTCATGTCGATTACGCTATTGTCGTTCATAGCGATTACCTCAGTACTGCTCGGCGCGCCGCAAGACATTCAGACGCACCCTGCGGCGCCACTCGTCCACTATCATTCGCTCCTGCATGTCGAGCCGCGCCGCAAGCGCTTCGCCTTCGGCATTGGCCCGCATGCTGTCCAGCATGGCGTTGTAGTGCGCGAGCTGCCATGGCGAGCGACGATCAATCGTGATGCCAATGACTGCAAAGCGGATGCTCATGGCTTTCTCCCGAAAATCTGCTCCATGAACGAGTCCCATACGCGCATCTGTTTAAGTGCGCCTTGCATGTCGCGCTCGGATTCGCGCTCCATCCACTGGTCCATGAAGTCGGCTTTTGCCTCCTCTGCGGTCTTGCCCTCACCGATCATCTGCGGGCCGGCATCCTCGGCGCCGTCATACTCGTCATAGTTGATACAACGGAAACCGAATCCGAGCGGCAGTTCTTCGATGCTCAGTTTCATGCAATTCTCCGGACTGCAAAGGGCAAACTCAGACCCGCCGTCACCGTGTATCCCCTGCCACGGGATCTCATGTAGTGATAGGCATCCATCGGCTCGCTGAACTCAGCGACTGCTGCAGCGTCCTCGCGTGCCAACTTGTCATCGCAAAGTTGGCAGCAGTCAGAGCCTTCTGCGACCGGTCTCTTCCCGCATTCATCGCATGCGCTCCGATGGTCCAGCTCATCCCTCATACACTGCGGGCAACAAAAGACCTCGCAGTCGAAGTAGAAGCGATCCTCGGGACCGCCCAGTACCTCGCGTGTAAGGCGCTCGTGCGGGCAATCGCCTTGCCAGCCACACTTGCGGCAGGTGAAGATCACTGTTGGCTTGCTCACTTGAATGCCTCCACGATTGCGTACACATCTACACATGTGACGAAAATGATCAGGCAAACCACGATTACGAGGCCGATGCGATGCGAGAGAGTCATGTATTCCTCGAATGCCATATCCACCAGAGGAGGGCGTGCGCCATCGGAGTGAGATCGCCATTGGGACGGCGCAGGCTCGCGTAGCGGAAAAAGCTGAAGGCGGCGCCGTTCATGACAACACCGTCACGCGATCAACGGCGTAGCGCTTGAGTGTCTTCCAGCCGTCCTTCACCGAATCCTTACAGCAGGCCAGCTCCTCTTTGGTCGCCTGACGCGCGCCGCTCTTGCCAGTCACCACGCCAGTGAGAAGGACGATGCCCAACCCCTCAACACGCAGCAGCGCACGGGCGACGGCGCGCTCAGTGCCCTCGGCGATCTGCTGGGCCTTGTAAGCGGCGATGGTTTCCTTCGCCTCGCGATCATGGCGAGCGGCGGCGCGAGCGGCCTGACGCGGCGTATAACGGCGCCAGGAGGCGGCGGGATCTGGACGCTCGATGCTGGACACTGGACCCTCCGACCGGCGGCGGGGTGCCGCGCGATGGGGTGAACAGTACAGCAACCTAAACTCCTAGTCAAGCATGCTGTACCAGAAAAGCGCGAAGCTGCTTACGCGAACAAAAGCCCGCGCTAGATGCAGATGGGTAGGAGCGTGCTAATGTCCCGGAAGGTCGAGACTTTCACGGTAGAGAACGTGACCTGGGTCAATTTCCCGCGGTACCCGTACGGCGCCTGGGACCGCTGCCGGAAAAAGGGGGCTCGTCGGAAGGGGCGCGGCGCTCGCCCCAAACCAAATAGGGGAGATCGGTCCCCAAGACGGTAAGGAGCTTCGCGAGTGGCCTGAGCTTCAGGTTGGCCGTCGCTCCAAGCTCCCATTGGCATACCGCGCTTTTTGTGACGCCTACCAGCTTCGCCAAACCGGGCTGAGTGAGATGCTTCGCCTCACGTAGCCGCCGTATCCGATCGCCCATAGTTTCCATAACGCGCGCAGCATAGGAAACCTTGGGTACAGCATACTTGCATTGCAGGTTTAACATGCTGTACCCTTGGGTATATGTTCAAGGCCGACGTTATCGCTCATTTTGAGAATTCCCCCGTTGCGGTAGCGCGCGCTCTCGGAATCACCCGCAGCGCGGTCAATCAGTGGCCCGAGCTAGTCCCGCTCAAAAGTGCTCTGCGGTTGCAGTCGATCACCGAAGGGGCCCTGCGCGTTCGCATGAGCCTCTACGAATTGCCCGATCTTCCGTCGGGGCGCCCTCATGGCAGCCGGGTAGAAGCCCGCTGACATATGAGCCTGCCCCTCAAAGACCTGCGTACAGCTGTGCCTGACACAACTGATATTTGGCTTGAGATCGAGTCTCGGGCCGCGGGCGTTGACAAGGCCGCGGTGGTGCGTGAGGTGCTGAACGACTGGGCGAAGGGCAAAGCTCATGCTTTCAAGATCGCACACCGGCTGCTCCGCGCGAACGGAGCGCAGACGGATTGGCTCGGCGAGGACTCCGTAGACGAAGCGATCCCCACGGCAGTTGCCGGAATGGGCCGGAAACGGGGTTGAGTTGACTTAACGCGCCCTCGCACGGGCGCATCGGGTGGGGCGATATGAGTAAGAACGTGGGGCAACTTGCATCCGCCAGC